AAGATGAGGACTTTGACTTACTTAACAAATACTTTGGATAGCTATGCCAATAAAAAAAGGTAAATCACAAAAAATTATCTCTGCTAACATTCGTATGTTGATGAAAGAGGGCAAAACATTAAAGCAAGCACAGGCAATAGCTTTAACAACTGCTAAAAAACGTAAAAGGAAGTAATATAAAGACAGCTATTTCTTAACATCATGGCACCAATGGGAAAGGGAACTTATGGTTCAAAAGTCGGTAGACCTCCAAAAAAGAAAAAAGTAAAAAAGGGTGGTAAAAAATAATGGGTTATACATTTAAAGTTCAGACTTACGATGAGTCGAAACCAAAGGCTGAAAATTGTGAAGTGAAGCCTAAAACTTCTAAGAAAAAAACTAAAAAAATTTAAAAATGAAGAAAGGTTCTAGGGTTAGTTGGGTTTACGCTGGTAAGCGTACTTTTGGCAAAGTTGTTAGCGCAAATGCTGGCATTAGAGCTAAGATAAAAACACCAAGAGGAGAAGTTACAAGAGTAGGTAGTAAAGATGACCCTATTGTTAAGATAATCTCTGATTCTACTGGCAATGCAGTATTGAAAAAAAGATCTGAATTAAGAGCAGCACCTAAAAAGAAAAAGTAATGGCTATCAAGAAAGGTGGTCATATTTTCGACAGAGTTGACAAACCTATAAGAACACCAAATCATAAAAGCGGCAAAAGTCATGCTGTTGTTATTAAAAAAGGTGATGGCTACAGACTTATAAGGTTTGGTATGCAAGGTGCAAGAACTAAACCACCTAGAAAGGGAGAATCAGACGCAGATAAAGCAAAACGCAAAAGTTTTAAGGCTAGACACGCTAAAAATATTGCAAAAGGTAAGACCAGTGCAGCTTATTGGGCTGACAAAACAAAGTGGTAAGCTATATTAAATATTAATTATTGTTAAAATTTATTTATGGCTGACGAAACAATCAAACCTAATCCACCTGTTGATACAGCAGCGTTAATGGCAGAAGTTGAATCACTCAGGAAAAGTAAAGCTGAATTATTAGATGATTACAAAAAAGCTAAAGAAGCTGCGAAGGCAGTACCACCTAATGTTGATGTAGATGCTTTGATTGCATATAAACAAAAGAAAGAACAAGAAGAGCTAGAGGCAAAGGGCAGATATGATGAGGCGATAGCAAAACAGGCTCAACAATACAGAGACGCAGAAGAAGCAAAGAATAAAAAGATACAAGAACTAGAAGCTAAACAAAGACAATTAGAAGTTGAAGCCCCAGCCGTCACAGCCCTTGCTGATGTTGTTCACGATCCCCAATATGTATTGAGTCGCATTAGCAAGGATCAATTATCTAGAGAACCAAACGGAACTGTAGTTGTAGTTGATGGCTATAACAGAACACCTGTGAAAGATTGGGCTATGTCAAATATGCCTCAATGGGTACAAAAAAACCCAAGACCTCAAGGCGGTGGAGCTACTACTACAAAAGTACAGACTGAAACAGTAATAGCTGGAGACAAAAACCCATTTGCACCTGATTCATTCAACCTTACAGAGCAGAGTAGATTATTTAGAACAGATATAAATAAATATAATATGCTCAAAAACGCAGTTAGCGGTTAATATAGAAGCAACGTGGTTGTGCTACGTCAGGGGTTGTGCCTCGAAGTGAACATATTTATTAAATTTTCATGGCGACATTACGCAGTGATTTAATAATTCCTGAGGTGTTCACACCATACTTGATCGAAGAAACTACTAACAGAGATTCTTTCCTTCAGAGTGGTGTAGTACAACCTTTGGCAGAATTAAATCTATCCGCAGAGAGAGGCGGAGACTTTGTAAAAATACCTTTTTATAAAGCAAACTTGAGTGGAGATTTTGAAGTCTTAACAGATTCAACATCATTAACACCATCAAAGATTACAGCAGATAATCAAATTGCTGCTGTTCTTCATAGAGGTAGAGCTTTCAGTTCTAGAGATTTAGCATCTTTAGCTGTTGGCGGTAGTCTTGATCCAATGGCTGCTATTGCTCAGAAGATGGCTGCTTATGTAAACAACCAGAAACAGAAGGATTTATATTCTTGCTTAACTGGTGCATTTGGTTCTATGACTGCAAATGATAGCAACTCAGCTTTGTTTGATCTTTGTATAGATTCAGAATCTGGTGATACTCCTACAGTTTTAAGTCCTAGACACGTTGCTAAAGCACAAGCTTTACTTGGTGATCAAGGCGGTAAGATTACAGCTATTGCAATGCATTCCAAGGTTTTTTATGACCTTGTTGAACGTAATGCTATAGACAGAATCTACGATAATACTGGCGCTCCTGATACAGCAGCAGCTTCTGGTAGTACAACTAGAGCATTTGATGGACCAAATACAGTTAACACTTTTATGGGTCTTAACGTGATTGTTTCTGATGATGTACCTACTGCAAACAGTGGTTCTTCAACTGAGTATTCAACTTTCTTCTTTACACAAGGAGCAGTTGTAACTGGTGAGCAATCTCCAATCAGAACTCAAACTGATAGAGACATTCTTGCTTTAGAAGAAGCAATGGCTGTAGATCTTCATTACATCTACCACCCAGTAGGTCTTAAGTATGCAGTTTCTACTGTAAACCCAACTCGTACAACTTTAGAGACAGTTGCCTCTTGGTCGAAAGTTTATGAGACAAAGAACATCGGTATTGTTCGTGCTACTGTCGCATCTAATCAGGATTAATCATGCCATCATTATTTGAAATCACTGCTGGATCTTTAGCTGGACCAACAGATGGTGGGACTGTAACTCAGGCCACAAACAAGGGAACTGCCGTAACTCTAAGTACAGAGTCAGGTCAGATCACAATGAACGGAGCAGCTTTAGCAGACGCAGCAGAGGTATCTTTCACAGTTACCAATACAAAAATTGCTGCTACTGATGTTGTAGTTGCTTGTCATGGATCTGCTGGAACAGCAGGGGCTTATATCGTAAGTGCTAACAGCATTGCTGCTGGTTCTTTTAAGATCACAGTCTCTAACGTATCTGGTGGTTCATTAAGTGAAGCGATTGTTATTAACTTTGTTGCACTAAAAGGTGCATCTAGCTAATGGCTCTATTTGCTTTTAAGCGAATGAGGGAACAAAATGAAGCTGCTCAAAAGGCGGCTTCTGTTTCCACATCTAAGCCAAAACCAAAACGTAAGCCACAAAAGGTAAAAGTAAATGGCGATAACCCTTGATGCAACTGTTGGTGGGGCTAGTGCCAACACCTATATAACTCTTGCTGATGCAAACTCTTTCATTGAAGGTTTAATTCTTAGTGATGACAATGCAGCTTGGGACGGCTCTAGTACTGATAATAAAAATCGTGCTTTATTTACCGCAGCCCAGAGGATTGATAGAGAAAAGTTTTTAGGAGCTAGGGTAGCTGATACTCAGGCTTTAGAGTGGCCGAGATCAGGAGTAAGGAAACCTGACACATATACAAACTTGTATGGGTTAAGTTTTCCAAACAGATTAGTTGCTGACTATTACACCGATACTGAAATACCAGATCGAGTAAAACACGCACAAGTAATCTTAGCTGTATATCTAAACAACAATAGGAACGGGTTAGAATTAAGTGGTTTAGAAGATTTTGCCGCTGTAAGTATTGGTAATATAAATGTAACTCCTAGATTTTATGGAGCAGTCGGGGTTGATCGTATTCCACCAATCGTTGACCACTACTTAATGGGTATTAGAATAGGTGGAAGAGCAAACTTACAAATTAAGAGGTCTTAACAATGGGCTACGGCTACGACTATCCAGCAGCAATCATTATTACTAATACTGCTGCTCATACAGGCAGATTTGGTAAGGTGCATTGTTTAACAGACGCAGAAGCAACTTTTGTAGCTGAGAATATTACAGAAAATGGATCTGCAACTATCAATGGCATAACAATGAAAGCATCTTCTGAAGTATGCGGAGTTATAACAAGTATTACTTTAGCTAGTGGACAAGTAATAGCTTATAGATTATGAGTCTTGCTAATGCACTAAAAAAAGCTGCCAGTGCTTCACTCAAAAAGCTTGGTGGTGATGTAACTATCAGACAAGTAACAGCAGGGGCATACAATACCACTACTGGAGCTATCACAGAATCTACATCTGATACAACTATTAAGGGTGCGTTAAGTAATGTTACAAGAAATCAAGTCAATGATTTGATTGAATCTCAGGATAAATTGTTAACAATATCTGCTGGAGATCTGACTTTTGTACCGACAACCAAAGATAGAGTTGTTATTAGCAGCGTAGAATTTAAAATTATTCAAATAAATGTAAATGAGCAAAATAATATTCCTGTAAGTTTCGATCTTATCTTGAGGTAAATATGGCAAGACAAATACATATTTTGCAGATACCTAAAGTGATGGAAGAATCTGTAGAAATTTTGGTACAAGCAACTACTTTAGAATGGACAGCAAGAGTGAAAAAAGCAACACCAGTATTTGAGCCTAAAGAAAAAGAAAAAGGTGTAGGGGGATCATTAAGACTTGCATGGCAAACCCAAATAAAAAAGTTTAGCGGTACTGTATCAAACAACTTACCTTATGCAGAGCCAGTTTGTTTTGGTGAAAATTTACCACCATCTTGGGGTGATGTTTACAGAACAAGGCAAAATACACAGGCTGGATTTCCAGAACTTATTGCAAAAGAGTTACAAACTTGGGCTGAGGGAGAATACAATAAGATCAAAGGGAAAATATAATGGCTGCTACAGACTTAAATACAGTTAGATCTACAATAGAGGCGAGATTAGCAACAGAGTTAGCTTCAAGCCCCGCCATTCCTCTTGTTTTTAATAACATGACGTTTGACTCTACTGCTGAAGATACCTTTGTACAGTGCATTACAAGCTTCGGTGCAAATACATATTTAACTCAAGGTGGTGCTAGTGATTCTGATAATTTAATTAGTGGTTTAGTTTTAGTAAATGTATTTACAGAAGAAGGTCTTGGGGCAGGGTCTAACTTTACAATTTGCAAAAGACTTAGGGACTTATACAATAGAATTACAGTATCAAGTGTTATTTTTGATGCACCTATT